GACAACTTATTCAAAGTAGCATTATTCGGTATCTACGCATACATGTTCGTAACAGTGTTCCTACATGTTGTAGGAATCGATTTATAGGAGAAGAAATAATGAACAAATTAAAAGGACTAGCAGTTACATTCCGTTGTAACAACAATAAGAACTTAATTATATCCAACCAGGTTAGCAATCACTTCATGATTACACTTGGCTCTCCAAATGAAGGATATACAACGGTAACAGTTCCAAAGGAAGAATTTATGCAAGCAATCATTACACTATCAAATGAAATGAACATCGAAAAGGAAGAAGGAGAAGAAACAAATGAATGAACAAGATACGTTGTTTATGGACGCTTCATTACATCCAGAACAAGAATCAGTCAAAATCAATAGCCTTGAACTAGAGAACGTAAAACGTGTTAAGGCAGTTAAATTAGAGCCTACAAAGAATGGTTTAACAGTGGTTGGGGGAAAGAACAACCAAGGTAAAACAAGCGTACTAGACGCTATTGCGTGGGCCTTAGGTGGTGCAAAATACAAACCATCACAAGCACAACGAGAAGGAAGTCTAGTTGAACCACAATTACATATTGAATTATCGAATGGGATGGTAGTTGAACGCTTAGGAAAGAATGGAACGTTAAAGGTCACAGATCCTAGCGGTCAGAAGGGAAATCAATCATTACTAGATGGTTTCATTTCTCAATTCGCATTGGACTTACCGAAGTTTATGGAAGCAGATAAAAACACCAAGGCAAAAATTTTATTACAGATTATCGGTGTAGGAGACAAGTTATCTGCATTCGATAAACAAGAATCAGAACTCTACAATCGCCGTACAGAAATCGGACGTATCGCAGACCAAAAGAAAAAGTATGCTGACGAAATGGTCCAGTGGGACGGTGTTCCGGAAGAAATTGTCAGCGCTGCTGAACTCATCCAACAACAGCAGGAAATTCTGGCACGTAACGGAAGAAACCAAGAACTACGCAATCAGGTGAAGAATCTTGAAGCACAGAAAACATTGCTAGAGCAACGTATTGAAGAAGCACAAAAGACGTTGAACGCAATGCACGAACAATTTGCAGAGTTAATGGAGAAGTTGTCAATTGCAAATACAAACGCTAAGGACCTACAGGATGAATCTACTGCTGAACTTGAAGAAAGCATTGCAAATATCGATTCCACGAATGCTAAGGTACGTGACAACTTAAACAAGCAACGTGCTCAAGAAGAAGCCGATGAGTACAAGCGGCAATATGGGGATTTAACAACCCGGATTGAAGAAGTACGTAAGGCACGTATGGAACTTCTGAATGGAGTTGAAATGCCATTGGATGACTTGTCTGTACAAGATGGAGAACTCATTTATAAAGGACAGAAATGGGATAACATGTCTGGATCAGACCAGTTGAAGGTTGCTACTGCAATTGTACGAAAGACGAATCCACAATGCGGTTTCGTACTCTTAGACAAACTCGAGCAGATGGATATCGATACCATGAACGAGTTTGGTAAGTGGTTACAGGATAACGACTTACAAGCAATCGCAACACGTGTATCAACTGGAGATGAATGTTCAATCTTCATCGAAGATGGCTATTCAGTTGATAAAGAAGGCAACAAGACTGCTGATACATTCGAGAAACCAGCAGAAGCAAATAGAAAGGAATGGTTTTAAATGGGGAAATACCAAGTAAACAAAGGCATTCAATTTGGAAAGGGAATTAAGACACTTATCTATGGTGTAGAAGGTGTAGGTAAATCAACACTAGCAAGTAAGTTTCCTAAAGCAGTTTTCTTAGATACAGAAGGCAGTACAGACAAGTACAACTTTGTAGAACGTTATCCAACACCTACAAGCATTGCAATGCTGGTTGATGAATGTAATGACATTGCAACAAGTGGTGAATATCAAACAATCGTCATCGATACATTCGACAAGGTTGAGCAGATGATTGCTGACGAATTATGCACAAAGAACAACAAGCAATCATTAGAAGATTTTGGATATGGTGAAGGATATGCGAAGTTGGATGAATTAGTAGGAAAGCTGCTTAACTTCTTCCAAGATCTAGTTAATAAAGGTATCAACATTACAATTCTTGCACACGCAAAAACAAAGAACTTCGATAGTCCATTAGGCGATGGAAGTTACACACGTTATGAGTTAAAACTTGGTGCAAAGACAACACAACGTACTGCTTCATTCTTAAAGGAATGGGCCGACATGATTCTGTTCTGTAATTACAAAGTACAGGTCATTGAAAACAAGGATAAGAAGAAACACGGCTATGGTGGTGAACGTTGCATGTACACAACACATTCGCCGGCTTATGACGCTAAAAACCGATTTGGTTTAGACAATGAACTACCACTTGATTTCAAATCAATCGAACACATCTTCAAGATGAATCAAGTACAAGGTAGCAAGGCAGAGCCAAAGAACGAACAACCAGTGGAAGTCGAAATCATGTCGCTTGGTGATGGCAAGGCAGTTATCCAGGCTAAGCCTACAGAAGAATTAAACGTTACAACAGTATATCAAGCACAGGCTTACACAGAAGAAGAATTAAAGCAGCTTGAAATCTTACCTAAAGCATTAGTCGATTTAATGAAGGCTGACAACATTAAGCCATCGGAAATTATGGACTTTACAGTATCAAAGGGAATCGTGACAAAGAACACGCCATTAAGCAATTATCCAAAGGAATACTTAGAGTTCCTAACAACCAAGTGGGATGAACCACTAAACTACATCAAAACTCAAAGAGAGTTGCCATATTAAAAACAGAAAAGGGAGAAAAATAAAATGAGCGAATTAAATACAACAAACACATATGAAGGAGCACTGGACTGGAACAGTGAAATTAAAGAAACATACCTTGATTTACCAGACGGAACATACGAATACAAGGTTGTTGAGTTAGAGCGTGGACATTATGAACCTAAGCCAACAAGCAAAATTAAAGAACCATGTCCACAAGTAAAAGTTTATGTTGAAATCAAAGATCCAAACGGAAGCGACCAAAAGGCTAAGGTAAATTCATTACTTATCTTACATACACGTACTAAAGGCTTACTATGCAACTTCTTTAGAAGTATCGGTTTAATGAAGAAGGATGAACCATTAAAGATGGATTGGAACGTTATTGGTAAGACTGGCAAATTATCCCTTACACATAACGAAAAGGGTTATATGCAGATTGATAAGTTCCTTCCAAAGGAAGAAGAAGCCACTCAAGCAAAGCCTAGTTGGTTTTAATGGCTGAAATCAAATTAAGAGATTATCAAGAAGAAGCAGTAGAGTCCATATTTGACGAATGGCAGAAAGGAAACAGTCGCACCTTGTTGGTATTGCCAACAGGGTGCGGTTAATATGGAAAAACTATTGTTTTCTCCAAAGTGATAGAACGTTGTGTTGAAAATGGTGAGCGTGTATTAGTGCTTGCACATAGAAGTGAGTTATTAGACCAGGCAAGCGATAAACTGCAAAAAACAACCGGTTTACAAACTGCACTGGAAAAAGCACAAAGCACATCCGTAGGAACATGGAATCGAGTGGTAGTTGCTAGTGTTCAAACCTTACAACAAGAAAAACGTTTATCACAATTTAGTAAAGATTATTTTGACACCATCGTTATTGATGAAGCACACCATAGTGTTACTGGTGGTTATCAAACAATCATCAAATACTTTGACAAAGCAAAGATACTTGGAGTTACCGCAACTGCTGATAGAGCAGATAACAGAAAACTTGGAGAAGTATTCCAATCCGTTGCTTACGAATACTCATTAGCAACTGCAATACGTAAGGGGTACTTGTCAAAAATCATGGTACAAACGATTCCGTTAGAAATTGATTTAAAGGGAATTGAAGTCCAAGCAGGTGATTATAGTGCAAGTAGCGTAGGAACTGCATTAGACCCTTATTTAGACCAGATTGCAGACAAGATGATGGAATACTGCAAAGGAAGAAAAACCCTTGTATTCTTGCCACTTATAGCAACTAGCAAGAAGTTTACACAGTTACTAATACAACGTGGTTTCAAGGCACATGAAGTCAATGGACAAAGTGAAGATAGAGAAGAAACAAAAGAAAAGTTTGCTAAGGGTGAATATGATGTAATTTGCAATTCTATGTTATGGACTGAAGGTTTTGATGAACCATCCATTGATTGTGTAATCATGCTTAGACCTACAAAGGTTAGAAGTTTATATGCACAGGCAGTAGGACGTGGAACACGATTATTCAATGGCAAGAAAGAACTACTGATACTCGACTTCCTATGGCTGACTGACAGATTAGATTTATGCAGACCTGCAAATATTATCTGTAGAACTCCAGATGTTGCAAAGAAGATGACTGACAACATCAATGAGAGTGGTGAATTAGCAGATTT